TTGATGATGCCAGAGGTAGCCATTGTTATTCGTTGTTAGGGGTTTTTTTGCGGTCTGAAATGATGAGGTTGATGAGTACGTCAATGTACCCAAATACCTTGTTGTCTTGTTCAGTTGGGGTAAGGTTCACAATAACCTTAACCAATGCGAGCATAGCCAAGACGAGCTCTGCCCAGTTTTCGGAGATAAATACGAGTGGTTCCATTATCGTTTGATTCTGATTGTATAGTCTTGAATTGATACGTACGTACCACGGTCCGCACTTACCTCGGTCACTTCATTGGTATAGTGGATAGACTGCACTACAACCGCTCCTTGTGCCACGCTTACGCTGGCGCTCTTGCGATCTAGTGCAGCACGTACTTTGTCGGCCAAGTCGTTGGCGTTGCCGTAGCTGTTGGCCACGCTAAAAATCTCAACTTGTGCCTCGTCGATAGGCGTGCCGTCCTTGGCGTCGCTGGGCGTATTGCTCACTACGCTGTACACGAGGTAGGGCATAGCTGTACCTTCAGGTGCGAGTTCTGGATATACCTTGCTCCCTACCAAAGTGCTGACAGCACTGTCGCCTGTGAGAAGGCTGTTGAGTGCGAGTCCTACCTTCATGCCCGTAGCAATGTGTTAATGTAACGTGAGAACTCCTTACGGAGCAGGCGATCGCGCAAAGCAATAGAGCGCTGTTGCGTTGCCGCCTTGCCCCTCATAAATACGCCTGTATTGACTGTGCGCTTTTTGATACCAAAGCTATCGCCTCCCTCTACGATGTGGGCAAACCATCCGTCGCCGTTCTTAGCAATACCCCGCTTGCGTCGTCCGATGTTGTTTGTCAACGGACCAGCAAGCAGACGCGTATTTGGTGGAGCTGGTCGATACATGCCAAGCGATTTGCGCAGCGTGCCCTTCTCTACGAGGATACTTTGGCGGTCTTTAAATTGAACAAGAATATCCCTGTGGAAGTCCTTGATATTTGCATTCAAATAGTTCAAGTAAATCTTGGCGACGCGCCTGTTAATTGAAAGCAGTTGGTTCTCTGCCTCAACAGACCAACGCGCCAAGGCTTCAAGGCGTCGGTATATCTTATCGGCTCCCGTAACGGTTGCTGTACTACGCTCCTTGTTCAGCAGGTTGTACTGCGAACGCTGGGCATCGTAGGCTCGTCGCTTTGCCTGTGTACTCCAAGCCATTACTCCGAGATTACGCGTTCAGAGATGAAGTGAAGCTCGGCTTTACGTCCTACCTCCTGCACTGCAAGAATGTTGTAGAGCTCACTGCCGTAGCGGATGGTGTACTTGGGCGTGACAAGACGAGTAGTAGACGAGCTGCGCACACGCCAGGTTACTACGTTGCGCGTCGTCTCCTGCTCTTGGATCACGCTGTTGTTGGCCGACTTGTTGTCGAGAGCCGCCCATACAGTTGCCAAATCTACCCCGCTACCCGTAGGAGCGCCGTAGGAGTCGACAGCAGTAGACGGAGCCACCAGCGTAATTCTTCTATCCAAGTACCCGATGTTCATTGTCTCAAGTCAATGATGCGTTCGCTATTCAAAATGGCCGTTACAGCCATCGGCACCTCCACAGGTACAGCTCCTGTTACGACAGCACGACGGTTCTCGTACCAGTGAGCTACCAACATACGCACCGCGTGCTTGACGTTGCTCGTAGCCGCTAAGCCGCACGTCACTGTGATTCGAACAGGCTGCGCGTTGTATTCCTCAAGGTCGGGGACGTCGTGAAAGTAGATGCGCCAAGGCCCATCCTTACGCTCCTCGGTATAGTACTTGTCCGAACTCAACGTTTGGTAAACTCCTGCCGTGTCGTAGTAATTGACGGAGCTGATGTTGGACACAGGACCGAAGGCCAACGACGCAGGACGCCAGCGCTCAAGATAGAAGATAGCTTGAGTTGACACCGTGAAGTGACGGTTGCAGTAGTCGCTAACATGAGCCACAGCCGCGTCCAACAGCGCCGTGATAGTCGTGTCCTCATCGGAGTGATCCACGCGGAGAAACTCCTTCATATCAGACAACGATACGACGTCGGTGCCTGTCGTGTATGTTGGTCGTGAAATGGTCATGTGAGAGAGAAAAAAAAGGAAGCCCAGCCCTATTGCCAGGCTTCCCAGTTTAGTTGTTAGGCTACGTCGTTAGCGCAAGCCAAGGCATCAGCCTGGCGGACGGCAGCGTCGTAGAACTTGTTGACGTGAAGTGCAATCTGTGCCGTTCCAGCGTTGCTGTATGGGTCGACCAACAAGTCGATACCACCAAAGAACGCGAGCAACATAGAAGCTCCAAAGTCGCCAAACAGGATTTGACCCGTAGCGCCTCCACCCGTATCAACAAGGTAAGGCGTGGCGTTAGCTTGGAAGCCGTCAAACAATCCGTTGCTCCACAAAGCGCTCACGCTAGTAACAGCAGCTTCAGGCTTGGAGACCTCCCATCCTTTTGGAGACATGATCCAGCGGCAGCGTGCGAAGTCACCGTGACCCGCAAGGACTGCGCCTTCCATGCCGTACACCAACGCTGCGTTGAGCGTAGTGTTGCCTGCGCCGTTGGTCGTGATGTCGCCAGCACCAGCAGCGGCAGCCGTGAAGAATGCTTCATCAATGGTAGCATTCAAACCTGCTGCAAGCTCGCGTGCGATCATGGAGTCGATTTGGTTTCCACCCTGAAGGATGAGTTGCTTTGAATACAAAGTCTTGGCTGCCACGCGAGTTGGCGTCAACGTAACCTCGTCAAGGTCCAAGCCTGAATTGGCAGAAGCGTCCACCTCGCCTTCAGCTGTACCTGATGCCTTCGTAGCGACGCGTGGAAACTTCAAGTTGCCAGTAGCGTTGTTGATGACAGTAGTACCAATTTGCTCGGCCAAGGTTGGAGCACGCAGAGCGTCAATCACGCCTGGTACGTTCGTAGGAACTGCTCCAGCGCCTGAACCCGTCGTAGCGCTGTGGTTGTCGGCATCACCCAAGGCACGCAACAAAGCAGCGCCTGGAATACCGATTTGGCCTGACATCTGCAAACCGCGCGATTGGAACTCACGATGTGCTTCCTGTGCCCATTCAGCTTCAGCGCCTTCGAGTGCTTTGCCAAAGGATGCAGCTTGTACAGCACGCGCCAAGCTGAAAGACTTGTTGACGCGGTTGACTTCTTTCGCCTCGCTGATAGACGACGAGCCCATCTGAGCCTGACGCGCAATCATATCCTCGTGGGCCTGACGACGCTGGATTTTGCCATCCAAACGCTCAACTTCACGTTGGCAGAGGTTGGCTTCTTCTTGTTCGTTGTTGGTCCAGTCGCGGTTTTCAGTTTCCGCAAGGTTGACCAACTCTTCAAAGCGGTCAGCGTACTTTGCGCGAACGGCTTTCATCTCGTTGAGATTCATGTTTTTTTGAATTACAGTAGGTTCTTGAATTGTATTCTCTTCAGGCATTGGCGCTTCGGCTGCCTGTTCAATGTCAGGCTGTAGATCACGGGCCTGGACCGTGGCGGCTGCATAGGCGGGATAGGTCACAGGAGACACATCCAACAGTTGCCGCACTTTGTCAACGCTGCGCACAGTGCGCTCCTCATTCCAGCTCTGCTTTTCAATAGTAAAAGCAAAGGAAGATTGGGAGATGTCACCCCGCTTCACGCTTTCGTAAAAGTCCTTGGCGTATGTCTGTGCGCCAAGCTTCACACGATACTTCAAGCCGCGCTCATCTTGACTCAATTCCAACGTGCCATTGGTGGTACGTCCAAGTACCAAGTTGGGGTCGTGATTGATGAGGGCACGCACATCGTTATCCATCACATCGTCAAACGCGCCTGGCTTAATTACTTCGCGAAAGTGCCCAAGGTCCGTCTCCGAATTAAAGACAGCCGCGTAGCCTTCCAAAATCATTTCCTCGCCTTCAGCTTCCCGCACCTCGATGGTGCCCATAGTTCGCTTCTCGGCGTCTTTATACTGTTGGTTCTGCTCCATTGCTTGAAACTTTGTCGCTGTACTCGCCCAAGCGGTCGAGCGCGATTTGATTGATTTGCACTGTGTGAACGTCGCCACCTTCAACAGGGTTGAGCTGTTCAGCTCCTCGAATCTCGTTAATGCTCATCCAGCCGTTTTGCAGGGCCTGAGTATAGAAGTTGGTACGAGCAGCGAGGTCGCCACGGTACAGGTCGTTCATGTTGAACTTGCTGTAGATGTCTGGACGCTCAAATGATTGGATGAGCTTGCGGTCAATTTCCTGTTCGATGCGCTTGGCCCAAGGCGCGATTGTGTGACGAGCAAACTGCAGGTTCTGCTGCTCGACGTTGTTGTACGTGGTCTGCGATGGCAGTTGGACCAACGACGGAGGGACGCTGTAGATGCGGCAAATCTCTTCCGCTTGAAATTTGCGA